AGCCAAGCCTGTGGAAAGGCTCCATGAAGCACAATCTGGCGAACGTGTTTCAATTTCAATTCGGAAAATGACGGACGATGAAAGACTTGAATATCAGTCAAAAATTTCTAGTAGTGAAAGTAGGGATAGTGCATGACCTACACCTTACAACAAGAGCTGCTGATCGACACCCTAGCCAAAGAGAAAGTACAAAGCCTCCATGACCAGCTACACGATCGCAAAAGCTTACTGAGCGATTCTCAACGAGATTTGCTAGTTAGAGATCTCAAAAGGTATCAGGAGTTACTTTATCAATGCCGATTGAATCGGCTAATAGATTTGAGGTGAGAGGAATGGAAGAAATCAAAGGAATAGAAAAAAACGAGAGTGAAGATTTGTTAGAAATGTATGAATCTGCCTTTTCGGGATCCGAACAACAGTTATCTTTAGTAGCTGTAGGGACCTTTAATCGATTGATTGGTCAATTCGAAAAAGAGGAAATCCGCACAATTGCAGAAATCCTCAAAGCTTTAGCTACAGCCCCAACTGTTTTGCAGCGTTAATTTTATCATTAACCGAAGGTTGTTTTTTCTGCCAGTCGTCATTATCTTGCTAAATTTTTGAATCGGCGAGCGAATAAGCTGCTTCATATAATTCAAATTTCTCTTGGATTGTCAAATTTGGATTAGAGGAAGAAACAACAGCTAAAGCAAACTCTTTTGCATCAACAAACAAATAATCATCTCCTTTTGATTATTTCAGCCGACCACTGACTGATAAGGAGATTATACAACAGGTAGGAGTGATTTTATGAAAAGTTTACGAAGATCAGCATTCTTGATCACCATATTCTTTCTAGGTGTTTGGTTTAGTAGTCGACAATTACCAGATTGGGCACTTATTGCATTGCCGGTGTCAATTATGTGGTGGCTGATCAAGTATGACGAGATAGCTTATAGGAGACGATTGAGGAGGTGATAACAATGAAGTATTGGACTACTAAAGAAGTCTCTTATATTCAAAAAAACGCTCTGTTAGCTGAAACAAACGAGGTCATTAATATCGAGAATATAGCAAAAAAATTAGGAAGATCAGTTGCTGCAGTTTCAAAAAAAATCTATGAGCTTCGCCGTGATGGTGTGTTACCTAAGATCAAAAGAGAACTTGCTTTTGATAGTAAAGGCAGACCTTGGACGGCAGAGGAAGAGAAACGGTTGATTGCTATGTATAAGCAAGGCTGTTCTTATGCTGATATTGCAGAGGCATTAGGAAGATCTGAGTCATCTTGTTCAACGAAAGCTTCTAAGCTGCAATCAATAGGGAAAATTAAAAGTAAACGTTTAGCACACTGGACTGACCAAGAAGTTGCATTGATTTTAGATAAAGTTGAATTTGACGCTAATGGTTATGTGTCAAATTATTCAGAGCTTGCAAGAGTGACCGGAAAGCAATATTCCCAAGTGCTTCAAAAGGTAAATAGGTTGAGAAAAGAAGGCAAAATCACTACTAATGTAAAACCCGGAACAACAAGCGTTAAATCAAAACAACAAATGCAGAAATTCAATGCTGCTCGATTTGCCCAATATGCGAAGAAGGAGGAAGACTCCATGCAAACAGAACAACCCATGCAATCAAGGAGTGTGACTGCTGGATCACTCAGTATTGAATCTAAAGAAGAACGTGTGATTCATACAGTTGTAATCTTTGCAGGCTTAGAAACACATACGTACTTCTCAGCAGACGGAACCAAAATTGCGGAAATACAAAAAGAGCCTACACCAGTTCCCGCTAGTGTAAGCCAAACAGTAAATAATTAAATTCATTCAAGGAGAGTATAACACAATGAAATTAAAACCTCAAAACACCTATCGTCATTTACTGAACTTCGTTGCAAATTCACCTTCGCGTCCTATTCTCAATGGTTTCCACTATACGCAAGATGGAGATATTGAAGCCACAAATGGGTATATCTTATTGCGCTTGATAAGTGCAATCGATTTAAGGGTAGATCCATTGCCAGATATGGTTTTACATCCGAAAGAAATGCGAGAAATACAAGGGACTTATCCTGAGGTATCTCGGTTATTCCCTTCGAATATCGAGGCTACGTGGTTATTGGCACCTGAAGAGGCAGCGAAGATCGCTAAATTCTTAAAAGGATTTGAAAAGAATAGTTTGGTTAGTGTATCTGTTCAGGATAAAAGCTTTCACATTAGTAACACAGTGGTCAGCTCCGATTTCCAACTTGCGGATTACGTAACCGGAGATAGTGATGATGTCAGCCTGACGTTTAACTGTACCTATCTGAGTTATGTTATGGCATTCATTGCAGATTGTAGTATCGGCGTCACAGAGTTGCTTGTATCTAGTTCTTTAAAACCAATGATCTTTAAGGTTGAAGGACTGTTTCAAGGTCTTATCGCGCCAGTTAGAACAATGAACTGATGTTATTCATTTGATTCAACAAAAGATAGTTGGTTATCTTAATAGTTTCTTATATTCCATAATTATTTACGATAACCAACTAAGAAAAATAAACGGATAGTGGAAACGCCGTTAGAACACAACTTAAGACCTTTAAATCTGATGAAGTTAGTGAGTCAGTTATTTATGCGGATAACCAACTCAGTTGTTTTTATAGTTATTTTAAAACTGTTATCAACTTGAAATGATGAACGTTATGTATGTATGGTTTGTTATGTATTAAACCTTAGGAGGAAAAATAATGTCAACTAAAATTACAACAACAATTGAAGCAGAAACAGTTAGTGAGTACGAAGAAGTAGTCAAAGCCCTTTATGGTCAAGTAGTTCATGAAGGACAACAAGTTCCACATAAAGCTAAAGGTGCAACAACTGAAGTGCCAGAAAAACAGGAAAAGCAGGTTGAAAAAAAAGCTTCAAAATCTAAAAAAGAAGATAAGAAACTAGCAGAAAAAAAGCAAGCGGACTCTACGGACTTGACCTCAGACACCGAACCATCCACAACTGGGGAAGTTCAAGAGCCTACTGAAAAAGTGGGACAAGAAGAACCTGAAAAATCGATCACGGCCGGACAACATCCTGGTGCGACAAAAGCAGATGTACAAGCAGCAATGAAAAATGCAATGGCCAAAAAGAAACGGGATGCCATTCTCACTGCTTTTGGCCGCTTCAATGCAGGCAAGTTGTCTGATCTGAAAGAAGAAGACTACTCCGCCTTTATTACTGACCTAGAAGCATTGGTAGGTGAGTAAGGATGCCCGTAGGAAGCCATGCCCTTTTAGGAGCCAGCAGTGCGCATAGGTGGTTGATTTGTCCACCTATCGCACGATTAGAAGAACAATTCAAAGATCGAGGCAGTTCGTTTGCTGAAGAAGGGACTGCCGCCCACGAACTGGCAGAGTTAGCGTTGGCCAAACGATTCAAGTTGATGGCTACCCGTTCAGTGAATACCAAATTGAAAAAGTTTCGATCTGAAAACAGCTACTATGATCAATCCATGGAAGATTATGTTGAAGCATACTGTGATTTGGTTGAAGAACGGATCAACCATTATCAAGATGCTGTGATCGAACTTGAACAAAAAGTCGATTTTACAAAATGGGTACCTGAAGGATTTGGCACCTCGGATGTAGTCGTGTTGGCAGACAATACGATTGAAATCATTGACTTGAAGTATGGCAAAGGTGTTCCTGTCGACGCGTATCTCAACCCACAGTTGATGCTGTATGCACTTGGGGCGGTAGACAAATATGACATCATTTATGAGTTTGAAACGGTGCGTATGACAATCGTTCAGCCTCGTTTAGACAATGTCTCAACTTTCGAGATTGACAAAGAGGAGTTACTTTACTGGGCTGACAACTATGTAGCACCACGGGCAGCACAAGCCTGGGAAGGTACGGGAGAATGGACAATCACCGATGATGTAGTCAAATTTTCTAAGGTTCGAGCGCAACTGAGGTTACGGGCGGAAAGAAACTTTTCGCTAGTCGATAAATACGAATTAAAGGAATCACCTCTTCTGACAAACGAAGAGATTGCTGAAATTCTTGATCGGGCTCCTGAAATTAAGAAGTGGTTAGATCATGTTGAACAGTACGCACTGAATAAAGCATTGACAGAAGGTGAGGAGTTTCCGGGATGGAAAGTTGTCGCTGGGCGAAGTAATCGAAAAATCAGTGATGAAGAATCCTTGCTCTTCCTATTGGAGGCAGAAGGTTTTGAGGATGATGAAATTCTCAAACCTCGTGCATTACAGGCAATTGGGCAGTTAGAAAAAGTTGTTGGTAAAAAGAGATTTGCAGAACTGGCCAGTGATTTTATCGTGAAGCCAGAAGGCAAGCCCGTGCTTGTTACTGAAAAGGACAAGCGGCCGGCGCTTAATAGTATGGAAAATGCGTTAAATGATTTTGAAGGAGTGGGCTGACAATGCCGAAAAAACAGGAAAAGGCCATTGTTTTTCAGGGAGAAGGGTATCAGATCATCCGGTCCGATCCCAGAAACTTAGAATTGTACGTATTGCGAAGTAACAGTGAAGGAAAAATGGTGTATCAATTTGTCGGGTATTATCCCACTATCGAACATTGTTTGGGTAGTGTTGTACGAAATGCTTATCTGCTGGATGAATCAACGACCCATGATGTGAAAAGTTATTTGAAGTCGATGGAATCTGCACGGGAATCTATTCTGCGCAGTATCCATGATCACCTGGAAAAGAATGAACCGGAAGTAAACGACATCGAAGACGATTTGTTTAACTAAAAAAAACGAAAAGAGGAAATTATAATGGCAAAAGTGAATGGAACGAAAGTAATTACAAATAAAGTACGGTTGAGCTTTGTACACGTGTTGGAACCTCATGCTTTTGAAGGACAAGAGGCAAAATATTCTACGATGTTAATTATCTCGAAAGATGACAAGGAAACGTTAAAGGCAATGAACAGCGCAATTAAAGCAGCTTATGAAGCAGGGAAATCAGACAAGTTGAAAGGTGTTAAATTTGATCGTTTGAAAACGTCTCTGCGTGATGGCGATGAAGAAATGGATACAGAAGAGCGTCCTGAATTTGAAAATGCAATGTTTATCAACGTCTCCTCTAAAACGAAACCCCAAGTAGTGAAGCGTGAAGATGGCATGCTTGTTAAAACTGATGATGCGGACGATGTTTACTCTGGCGTTTATGCGATTGCGTCAATTAACTTTTACGCTTATAACACAGCAGGAAATAAAGGCGTAACTGCTGGTCTGAATAACATTTTGACAACAGGAAAAGGCGACTTCCTTGGTGGTCGTGCTAATGCTGAATCTGATTTCGGTGATCTTGACTGGGATGAAGAAGAGGACAGCAATGACGACGATATGTTTGCATAAAAAGTAAATAGGGGGCTGCAAAGCCCCCTTGTCTTTTGTTATTTTTCTATTTTATCTAAAGAAATCCATTCAAATTCAGTGGATTCGTCTACTAGCATATAAGGAAGTTGGTAGCCATTAGTTAAGGATTTAACGTTGTAAATAACAGGATCTAAGTTATTAGTACCTTCTGTGTTCTCAATTACTTCAAGAAGAGATTTGTGGATTAAATGAAGTGATTTTCCTTCAATTAGAATATTTTGGAGTTTTCTAGAGTAAGGACCCCCTTGTCTAGGGAATACCTGAATATTAGCCTTCTTAAGAGGACTTTCTTTATAGGAGTCATAATAGTATTCGAACTGAGAGATTCCTCCTGTTGGAGTGATTGTAGGATTTTCAAGAATGATACCACTCTTGTCTACTTCCAAAAAGTCTGCTTCATAAAGTTCATTATTCATTTTGAAAATAATTATATAGTTGAAATCTACTTTATTGAGATACTTATTTTCCTTCAGGACATAGTCTAGCGCTTGCATTTGATAAATATTCATTTGTTATTCCTCCTTTATTTTTGTTCAAATAAATTATACCAAAGAAAGAGGTGAAGCGTTATCAAAACCTTAAATATTGATATTGAGACGTATTCAGATGAAGATCTGACAAAAGTGGGTGTCTACAAATATGCAGACAGTCCAAACTTTGAAATATTGCTTTTTGCCTATTCTGTCGATGGTGGAACTGTTGAATGCGAAGACATGACAATCAGTGAAATTCCGGAAGATGTACTGCATGCATTAACGGATAAAAATGTTCTCAAGATTGCTTTTAATGCGCAATTTGAACGAGTTTGCTTATCTAAACATTTGGGAATTCCTTACTATTTAGATCCAGAACAATGGCATTGTACGATGGTCCATGCGAATGAATTAGGCTTACCAGCTTCATTAGGACAATGTGCAAAATACTTGAATATTGAACAACAAAAAGATACTCGTGGGACACAATTAATTAATTATTTTTCGAAACCTTGCAAACCGACTAAGGCAAATGGGATGCGGACAAGGAATCTTCCTGATCATGATCCAGAAAAATGGCAGACATTTACCGAATATTGTATCCAAGACGTAGTGGTTGAAATGGCGATAGCGGACAAATTAAATCGTTTCCCAGTAAAAGAGAGTGAATGGGCACTTTATTCACTGGACCAACGGATTAATGATCGTGGGGCTGAAATCGATCACGAACTTGCCAGTGCAGCGATTGAAATCATGGAAGAATTAACAACTAAAAATATGGAAGAACTCAAGCAAGTGACTGGTTTAGAAAATCCCAATAGCTTGAAACAATTAAAAGAGTGGTTAGAAGAGCAAGGAGCCTCTTTTGAAACACTTGGTAAAGAGTTAGTTACCGCGGCAGTCAATAGAGGTAACTTGCCAGAAAATGTTGAGAGGGCGTTAAGAATACGGTTGAATCTTTCAAATTCAAGCACGAAAAAATATCTCATGATGGATGGTGCCCGATGTCGAGATGGACGAATTCATGGCATTCTGCAATTTTATGGGGCTAACCGGACGGGACGCTGGGCAGGAAGATTGCTACAGGTTCAAAATTTGCCGAGAAACTACTTGGATGAAATCGGCTTTGCAAGAGAATTGATCAAAGCTAAAGATACAGAAGCAATCGAGTGGATGTATGACAGTGTGCCGGATACTTTGAAACAATTGATCCGGACAGGATTGGTCGCAAAAGAAGGGCATCGATTTATCATTAGTGACTTTTCAGCGATCGAAGCCCGTGTGATTGCTTGGTATGCAAATCAAGAGTGGGTACTAGATGTATTTCGAACGCACGGGAAAATCTATGAAGCGACTGCGGCACAGATGTTTCACCTTGGGCAGGTAGAAAACTATGACTGGAAAAATAATGAAGGTAAAGCCATGCGGCAACGGGGAAAGGTGGCAACTCTGGCACTAGGCTATCAAGGTGGTCCTGGTGCGCTAAAAGCAATGGGGGCGCTAGATAATGGTATCGAAGAACATGAATTGCAGGATATCGTCGATCGATGGCGAGATGCCAACAAGCGCATTCGTTCGTTTTGGTATGACACACAAAAAGCAGTCATTGCTTGCCTTCAAAATGGGGGCATTAAAAAAGGTCCTAAAGGGTTGAGGTTCTACAAAAAAAGCGGGTTTCTTTTCATTCAGCTGCCAAGCGGTCGCAAGCTTGCCTATGCAAAAGCGCATTTGGAAGAAGGAAATTATGGCCCAGCAATCTTTTATGAAGGACAAGGGGACAAAGTCGTTTTTACGAAACAGCAGACCTATGGTGGAAAGCTAGTGGAAAACATTGTTCAAGCAACAGCCAGAGATATTTTAGCAGAAGCAATGATAAGACTGGAAAAAGAGGGATACCCTGTTGTTTTTCATGTACATGATGAGGCTGTTGCAGAAGTTCCAGATGGTGTGCATTCCGTTGAAGAAATGAATCAAATCATGTCGGTTGTACCTGAGTGGGCAGAAGGATTACCGTTAGCGGCAGCCGGTTTTGAGACGAAATACTACATGAAAGATTAGGTGATCCCATGAAATGCAATCGATGTAAAGGCGAAAGGATTATTTGGGGAAAAGATATATTTGGCCGGGCAGTAGCAATTAACTGTCCGGTCTGCAATAAAGATGGTGCTGCTGTTCGAAAAGAAACGAAGGAGTGGAGAAATGAGCAACGACCTTAATAGGAGAAAGCCAATGAATCATAAACAAGCAATCGTCATAACGATCTTATCTGTTCTGGCACTATGTTTTCTAACTATTACAATTGTGGACCAGCAGAAACAAATCAATCAACTTGAAGAACAACTACAAAATGAAAAACTAAAATATAAAATGTTATATCGAGATCCGATTGTTCGTAAAGCTATAGAAAGTGGGGGATGACCATGGCTTATGCAGTCTTAGGATTTTCGTTGTTCGTTGCGGTTATGGTCATTTCGGTGATCATCGGTAAAAAAATGGATGAAAAAGAGGGAAAGTAAATGAAAAAACTATTGTTAATTATTTTGGCATCGATTTGTGTATTTGTATTAGCTGGTTGCAACGATGCGGATGTCGCTTCAAATAATCTTAGCCAAGATGCGGATAATTTCAAAATCTTACGCAAGGTGACTTTTATCAATACGGTCACTGACGAGGTACTTTACACAGTTGAAGGGAACTTTTCAATCGCAGCAGATACAGCTGACAACCAGTTGGAAATTACAGCTAAGACTGGCGAAGACGAGTTTCAAAAGCATTTTCTTGGATTGTCTCCAACTACTGTGTATATCGTGGAGCAACAAGAGTGGACAGAAGCCAATCAGTATCGGTTTAAAATTACGTTGAAACCTAGTGCGTTGATACCGGATGTTGAAGTTCGGTAATTTACAAAATACTTATTTTTTGAAACTTGAAACAAGGAAAGGAATGGTTGAGAGATGGAACAACCTAAAAAGTTGCCAAATCTGAAATACAACGGTGAGATCCATCTCGCCATTGGTAGTTCCAAAACAGAAAAGAAATGGAAAAATCGTAGCCAAAACTGGTCTGATTTTTTACAACGTTTAGCAACACCAACTGTTACACAAGAGACAGTCAGTGACTACAAAAAGATGCCAAAGTCACGCCAAGACGATATCAAAGATGTTGGCGGCTTTGTCGGTGGCTGGTTAAAAGAGGGGAAGCGAAAACGGGGACATGCGCAACAGCGTAGCCTAGTTACACTAGATGCAGATAGCACAACGTTGGATTTCTGGGAAGACGTCAAGTTGTTGTTTGATCATGCAGCCGCCATTTATACGACGCATAGCCATTTAGTTAAAGGTCCGCGTTATCGCTTGATCATTCCGCTAGAACGGCCTGTGACAGCAGAAGAATATGAACCATTAGCCCGCAAGTTAGCAGAAATTTTTGGGATGGACAATTTTGACGATACGACCTATCAAGCAGAGCGATTGATGTATTTCCCTAGCCATTCATTGGATGGCGAATATTTTACAGATTACTTGGATTTGCCTTGGGTAGATCCGGATGAGGTTTTGGCAGGGTACGAGGATTGGCGCGATTCCAGTTTTTGGCCAGAGAGTAGCCGAGGGCATTCAATCAGGGAAAGCCAAGCTAAAAAAGCGGGAGATCCGTTAGAGAAAAAAGGGGTTGTCGGGGCATTTTGTCGGTCGTATGATATCGTATCTGCAATAGAAACGTTCTTGCCAGAGATATACGGACCCACGGGTCGTGATGATCGCTGGACCTATTTGGGTGGGTCCACCAGCGGCGGTTTGGTTATTTATGATGACAAGTTTGCCTACAGCCATCACGGAACCGATCCAGTCGGTGATCAACTGGTGAATTCTTTTGACCTCGTGCGTATTCATAAGTTTGGTGATTTAGATGATGATGCTAAAGCTGGTACGCCACCGCAAAAAATGAAAAGCTATCGGGCCATGAACGAGTTCCTTCAAGAAGATGATCTGGTTATGGCACAGATGCAAAAAGAGCGGCTAGGTGAGGCGCTTGAAGAATTCGATGCATTTGAAATCAATGAGGAAGAATCCATCCAAACCAAATGGCTTACTTTTGATCAAAACGGGGCACCAGTGATCAACACGTACTTATTGGCGCAAGAAGTGTTGTCCGAAATTCCTATCTTTTATGATGGTTCTGAATTTTTAAGGTACGATCCTTCTTCTGGAATTTGGTGTGGTGGGGTCGATGAATTTTTAAGAAGCTATATCACGAACAAAAAACTGATCAAAGAATCAAAAATCCGCTATATCACTGAGACGATCGCCAGTATTAAGAACCTCGCTTATACGGAGAACGAATTTCAAGAAATGGATCTGAACAAGTTGGTCCTAGCAAACGGAGTGTATGACATTAAAAAAGATTCCTTTTCTCCAGGGTTTGATAAAAAACTCTATGCCCGCGTCTCGCACCCAGTAATTTATGACTCTTCTGCAGACTGTCCGGTATTTGACGGATTTTTAAAGCGAATTGTCGGGGAGGAAAATGCAGACTTTGTCTACGAATGGTTTGGCTACAATTTTTATCGCGAGTACAATTTCCAAAAAATGTTGTTTATTCACGGAAAAGCCGGTACGGGGAAATCAACTTTAGTAAATATTTTGAAAGATATGATCGGCCGTGACAATTACTCCGCTGTTACGTTGAAAAACCTGATGAACGAACGATTTGCGCCGGCAGGATTATATCGAAAGACAGCAAACTTTGATACCGATGCAAAGCCTGAGTACCTAGCAGATGGTTCTTTATTAAAACAGCTTACTGGTGAAGACACGATTTACGCGGATCGGAAAAATTTAGATCCGATCTATTTCTACAATTATGCAAAGTTGACCTTCGCAATGAATGAGCTTCCGGCTATGCGTGATTTCAGTGGAGGGCTTAAGCGTCGTCTGATTATCCTGAACATTGATGAGGTGTTGACTAAAGAGGTCAAGGGGCAATTTCCTTTGGCTGTGATGAAGCAGGAAACGGCGGGGATCTTTAATAAAGCGATGCAGGGATTGCATCGTGCATTTAATCAGAATGGTTTTTCTGTTTCAAAGGGGATGCTAGATAACGTGGAAAAATGGGTTCAAGGCAATGATGTGTTATCACTTTTTATCGAAGATGAATGTGAGTTGGGGGATGATAAGAAAACCCCAGCAGCGGAAGCCTATAGTGATTATGTCACCTATTGTAAAGGTTCTGGGTATAAACCGATGACCAGAAACAATTTTGTTAATCGGATGAAGGAACTTGGATTTGAAAATAAGCCGACAAGAGTAGACGGAAAAGTCGTGAAATGTTGGCAGGGAATTGATACGGGGAATGCAGGATTTTAGCGTAACTTTAATGTAACTTTTGACGAAAAAAAAAGGTTACAGTCCTGAAAATGTAACTTTGTAACCGGAAATCTGAACTATAAAAAAATTAATCAGATAAAAAGAAGAGTTACAAAGTTACTTTTTAAGAAAATGTAACTTTGTAAAGTTACAAAAAGCGCGAAAAGTTACACAAAAGTTACGGTGTAAAACCCCATGTACCAGTATATACAGCATGTATGTAACTTTGTAACCTTTTTTTCTATCTTCTCCTCTTAAAAGAAATAAAGAACATGTATATAAATGTTATATGTATATCCCCCTTTATTCCTATATAAAGCCTGAGTGAGTTGAAAAAAAAAGTTACACAAAAGGAGGATCCCATGCAAATAGAAAACGATATCGAAAAATATCTTGTCAGACAAGTGAAGAAAATTGGAGGTCTGTGCTACAAGTGGGTCAGCCCGGGCACAAGAGGCGTACCAGACAGGATCGTAATATTTCGAGGCAATACATTGTTTGTCGAATTGAAAAGACCAGGAGCGTATTTACGAAAAAACCAGAGGAAAATAAAAAGCTACATCAATCAACAAGGCGTTGATGTGTACGCTATCGATACAAAAACCGAGGTTGACCAATTTATTCAAGAATTGAAAACAGGTGATAAAAAACATGAAATGTGAACTGCATCCGTACCAAGAGTATTCAAAGAATTTCATTTTGGACAATCCCTATTGTGCATTGCTTTTAGATATGGGATTAGGCAAGACATTATCCAGCTTGACTGCCATCGAAGAACTGTTGAATACATTCGAAACAATCGAAAATGTACTGGTGATCGCCCCACTTTCTGTGGCAGAAAAAACTTGGACAGATGAAATTGAAAAGTGGGACCATTTGAACCATTTGACTTTTTCCAAGATCTTAGGCAGCCAAAAGCAAAGACTAGATGCCTTAAATAAAAAAGCGGACGTGTACTTAATCAATCGTGAAAATGTGGAATGGTTGGTTAATCATTATCAGCGACGGTGGCCATTTAAAACGGTTATCATCGACGAGCTATCCAGTTTTAAATCAAGCAGTGCCAAACGTTTCAAAGCTTTGCGAAAGGTTCGACCTATGATGGAACGAGTAATTGGTTTAACAGGAACGCCATCACCGAACGGACTTCTGGATTTATGGCCACAGATCTATTTATTGGACCAAGGCGAGAGATTGGGGAAAACAATCACCCAGTACCGCAATAGATACTTTATCCCCGCACAAAAAAATGGGCATATCGTATACAGCTGGCAACTTATACCAGGAGCAGAAGAGGAGATTTACAAAAAAATCAGTGACATCTGTGTCAGTATGAAAGCCAAAGATTATTTGAATTTACCACAACGAATAAACAATGTTGTCGAGGTCGAACTGTCAGTGAAGAACCGAAAGCGATACAAAGAACTAGAAAGAGAATACGTGTTAGAACTTGAAGAATCCGATGTGGTTGCTAGCAATGCCGCCACACTTTCTAATAAGCTTTTACAGCTGGCTAATGGCGCGATATATGACGAATTCAGTAATGGGTGGGAAATCCATCAGGAAAAGCTGAACGCTTTAGAACGAATCGTTGAAGAGGCACAAGGACAGCCAATCCTGGTCTTTTATCAATACAAACACGATTTAGATCGGCTGTTAACGCGTTTCAAACAAGCGAAAAAAATTGATGTGTCCGACGGAGATATTAAAAAATGGAATGAAGGTAAGCTGCCTTTGCTTTTAGCACATCCGCAATCTGCGGGGCATGGTTTGAATTTACAGCAAGGCGGGCATATCATCGTCTGGTTTGGGCTTACGTGGTCCCTAGAATATTACCAACAAGCCAATGCAAGATTAGATCGACAGGGGCAAAAACAGCCCGTGATCGTCCATCACCTAGTGGCTAAAGACACGATTGATGAACAGGTAATTAGTGCTTTGCAAAACAAAGAAGTTGGCCAAGAATCATTAATGGCAGCAGTAAAAGCAAAGATAAAGGAATATGGGGGTAAAAATTAATGGCCAAAACGAACAATTTGACGAAACACCAGTTAGAAATCATTGCGGAAGCTGTTTTAAGAGAGAACCAAAAACAAGAAAATAAGACAAGTCTTTCTTCAAAAGATTGGCGATTGAGAAATACACGATTACTTTTAAAAAATTACCACTTGTTAGAAAAACATTGTGAGGGCATCGTGGAAGATTTAGAAGATTATGGGGAAGTAATTTTTGATCCCGAGGAACTAAATCTTCGCGCACTGATGAAGTACAAATTTAAGACAAAAAAGATGTTAGATTATTTCAACAGTACTTGGGGCTCTTACCAAAGTTTTTGTAAAAACAAAGGAGAAGCAACGCAAAGAAGATGTGACATTCTTTATAAATTATATATATCAGCTGCTGATTTTAAGAAAGTTGAAATCGCTGAATTATACGGATTGGACGAACGGACTGTAAGAAGGGATGAAAAAAAAGCGATAGAAGAACTTTCCATCTTTTTATTTGGTATCGATAGCTTATCTGATTTGGAAGGGCTTGTTTTATAGATGTCCAAATGATGGTATTGAAAGCGCCGATTTTAAAGTTCATAATAGTATTATGAAAAATTATGATTAAAGTAAGGACATTTTCCGCAAGGAGAATGTCTTTTTTTACTTGTGAGGAAAGGAGTGTGGCATTTATGGCCAAACTTAGTCCCAAGCAGCAGCTATTCGCCGATGAGTATTTAATTGACCTAAATGCCACGCAAGCTGCCATTAGAGCTGGCTATAGTCCAAAGACAGCAGATGTGAAAGGATCTCAACTATTAAGAATAGTTAAGGTTCGCACGTACATTGAACAAAAAATGGCGGAACGATCACGCCGCACGGGCATTAATCAGGACCGAGTGCTTCAAGAATTAGCAAAGATTGCATTTATTAAAGCGACTGATTTGATTGATCCGAAAGATGCATCAGTTTTAGAAAATGCATCTGACGAGGATCTAGCAGTCATTCAGTCAATTAAAGTAAAAGAGTCATGGGGAGAAAAAGGCTCAAGTGTTGAAAGAGAAATTAAATTAGCAGACAAAACGAGATCATTAGAAATGCTTGGCCGTCATTTGGGAATGTTCAATGATAAGCTTGATGTCAACGCAGCACAGAAAGTGGTGATTGTCGATGATATCGACGACACAAACGACGGTTAGGCTTTCGGAAATAGTACTTGATCAATTCAAATCCTTCTGGATAGCATCCAAGAAAAAGAAGCACCTTCGATATGTCTTAAAAGGCGGGCGCGGATCTGGCAAATCATTTCATATTCCTATGAGAATTATGCTGGATGTGATGGAATATCCAGTATCTGCAATTGGAATAAGAAAAGTACAAAATACAATTTTGAAATCATCTTATGCAAACTTTAAAGGTGCTGCAAACATCTTAGGCGTTCGGCATCTTTTTCGTTTTGTTGACTCAAAACTTGAGATCACCTATAAGCCCAGGGGGAATAAAATTTACTTTGCTGGTGCAGATGATCCTGAAAAAATCAAATCAATCAAAGATGCCGACTTTCCTCTAGCTATTGGCTGGTGGGAAGAATTGGCAGAATTCAAAACCGAAGAAGAAGTCACCACGATTGAAAATTCAATTCTTCGTGAAGAGTTGGAAGGGAAATTTACTTCCGACAGCCAACGCAAAAAAGTATATCCGTTTGATTATAGCTTTTATTATTCTTACAACCCCCCAAAACGGCGCCAGTCTTGGGTAAACAAAAAATATGAATCCAGTTTTATCGATTCAAATACTTTTGTTCATCACTCAACGTATCTTGGAAATCCATATTTATCAAAGAAATTTGTTGAAGAAGCGGAAAACGTCAAAAAGAACAAGCCGTTGAAATATCGCTGGGAGTATATGGGCGAAGCAATCGGCTCAGGTGTGGTTCCTTTCGATAATTTGCAAATTGAACCAGGATCTATCACTGATGAAATGGTGGCAAATTTCGATAACATCCGAAACGGTTTGGACTTTGGTTATGCTACGGATCCGCTGGCATTTGTACGTTGGCATTACGACAAGAAAAAGAATGGCATCTATGCTGTTGACGAAATCTACGGTGTGAAGATTAGCAACCGTGAGTTCGCAAGTAAAGCGTGTGCGAAAGGATATCAATCGGATCGAATTAATGCTGATTCAGCAGAGCCTAAGTCAATAGCAGAATTGAGAAATGACCACTTTATGACACGGGTATTCGGAGTGAAAAAAGGACCAGATAGTGTGGAGTACGGAGAACAGTGGTTGGATGACCTGGACTTTATATGTATCGATCCCAATAGAACCCCCAATATTGCAAGGGAGTTTGAAAATATCGACTATCAAGTAGATAAAGATGGAAATCCTAAGCCCCGCCTAGAGGATAAGGACAATCACACGATTGATGCTACTCGGTATGCATTTTCTGATGATATGTACAGTAAACAAGATATTCAAGAAAAAATGGAAGCAGCCAAATTCTTTTTTGGCTAGAAAGGAAAAGAGAAAATGGAAAGCAAGAATATTACATTTTTGAGAAACCATCGCTACCACAAAAATGCGAATGCTGTTTTTAGAATGGCACAAGAAGATTTCGATTCGGTGGAATTTGATAGCGAGATTTGGATTTCACGACTAGAAAAATTCATTAATCGACATCGAAATGAACAAGTACCTAGATTGAAAGAACTCAAGCGGTATTCTTTGTCAGACAACAACATCAAGTACCGACCAGCTAAGACGGACGAATTTGCAGCAGATAATCGTATTGCTAGCGATTTTGCGCGATATATCACCATTTTCGAGCAAGGATATATGTTAGGTCAGCCTATCCAATACAAGAATAATGACGATAATATCCAAGCGCACATTGACGATTTCAATAATAGAAACAACGAAACTTATCACAATGTATTGATTAAGACGGATTTATCAATCTACGGTAGGGCCTATGAATTGGAAACTACAGTGTTAGACGAAGCAGGAAGTGCTTATGTCAAATTAGTAAAATTAAATCCGGAACAGACCTTTGTTGTTTACGACGATACAACTGACAGCAATTCTTTATTCGGTGTTTATTATTACACATTAGATTACGGTGACGGCGTCCGCAAAGATTTTATTAATGTCTATACGTCAGACATGGTTTATATGTATGTAAACAGCAATCAAGATGAAAAAGGCATGCATCTAATCGATTTTGACGATTATGCATTTGACGGCGTTCCTGTAAATGAGTTTGCGAACAACGAAGATCGAACCGGAGCATTTGAACCAGTTTTAGATTCGATCGATGCTTATGATCTTTCACAATCAGAACTAGCAAATTATCAGCAAGACACAATGGATGCAATCCTTGTAATTGCTGGAAATCCATATACAGGTACAGCACAAAACGACTTGGACGAAGAAGGAAATATTGTTCCTAACTCCCGGCTTGCTGTTTCATTAGCGTTCAAACGTGCGAAATTGATGTATTTGGATGACAATCCTAATCCTAATGGCGCGCAACCAAACGCCTTTTACTTGGTAAAGGAATATGATACCGAAGGCGCTGAAGCCTACAAGAAACGCTTAGTGAATGATATTTTGCGCTTCACATTTACTCCGGATGTAACAGATGATAATTTTTCAGGTGTTCAGTCTGGAGAAAGCATGAAATATAAATTGATGGCTGCCGATAATCGCCGTGTAATGCAGCAGCGCTTGTTTGAAAAAGGTTTGATGAGACGTTTGAGGCTAGCGGTTAATATTTGGCGAATCAAAGGCAATGATTCTGTTGCTTATGATCAAATTAATGATACTAATATCATATTTACAGCCAATGTTCCTAAGTCAGACAGTGAAATTGTTGCATTGGCAAGTCAGCTTGTGGGACAAGTTTCTGATGAGACACTCTTTGAAATTCTGAAAACAGTCACTGGTGTAGATCCAGAAGTTGAGTTGGAACGAATCAAAGAAGATGCTGGTGGAACGCCACCACCTAGACGTCCACAAATGGAGGATGAAGCAAATGAAACTACCTAGTGCTGATTCGTTAAAAAAAGAAAGACAGATTAGAGAAGGAATTGAATCTTCTCTAGCAGAAATAATATTAAAAGCAGTTGAATCTGAGCAAACAAGTGTAAGCATTGACTTAGAAGATTTTGAAGGAGACAAAAATTACTTGGGTACGAATTACAGCAAAGTAGTTGAAATACTGGAAAACAAAGGATATGGATTTACCCTTCATCCAACAAAAGATATTGACGGAGGATTTAGCAAATCGATTCCGATGCACCTTGTCATTGATTGGAGTTGATTAAATGGCTAAACTCAATAAATCACCGAAATACTGGTCAAGTCGTATGGATGAAATCATGGCTTATGTTGATCGAACGGATATCGATTTCTTCGATGAGTTGCAGACCATTTACACAGAAGGCCGTCAGAACATCCAGAAGGAGATTTACAACTTCTACGCTAAATACTCCAAAGAAAACAATATCTCTATGCAGGAAGCAAAGAAACGGCTCATGCGAGAAGATCTATCTGATTATCGAGCTAATGCTGAGAAGTATTTCAAACAAGCTGAAAAAGATCCCGAACTATTGAAGCGGCTGAATGAGCAGTACAAAGCCGGAAAGGTAACACGGCTTGAAGCATTGCACCTAGATATGGAATGGCACTTAGGCAAAATGAGCGGAGCATTGCATAAGTCATTCGATCGATATCTAAAAGAAGTAGCTCAATATGCTTATCGTAAAATAATCGGCGGAAACTCTAAAAGCACATTGAACAAAGCTGCTTTGGAACAGATTGTAAAAACTCCATTTAATGGGAAAAATTATTCTTCCAGCATTTGGGGGAATACAGATGATCTTGCCAAAGACCTGAAAAAAGTTCTTACTCAAGGATTTATTCGTGGATCTGGTCCAGCAGATATGGCTCGTGAATTGCGTAAAAAATACAACGTGGCCAAGAGCAGGGCAGAAGCTATCGTGCGTACAGATGGAACAAATGTTGTGAATCTATCAGCTGCTAAACGCTTTGAAGATTTTGGATTGACCAAGTACAAAAACAATGTTCATGTTGACGATCGGACCACTGAAATATGCTTACAAGTGAATCGAGAAGATAAAACATTTTTGTTAGTTGAATATCAACCCGGTATCACAGCGCCACCTTATCACGTGGGATGTCGAACTGGAATTGTTCCGGACGATTCAGAAATAGGTTATGAAGAATAGGAGTGATATCTATGATGATGAAATTTGTCCTAATACTTGTTGGAGTACCTTTAATAGCATTATCGTTGGTTATTACAATCACAATTTTAAAAACTGGATGGAACATAATCAATAAAAAGGAACCACCTGACTTTGATACAACAGAATCCAAAAGCCGGCATGGCGGAAAGTGATGGTGATCCACGTATCTCGCAGTTATGCGTTAAATAGCGATTATAGGAGGTACCCATGGATTTCAAAGAATTGAAGCGTAAGAAAGAACGTGGTGTGAGCAATGAAGAGTTCATGGATCAATCAAAAGAATTCTTTAAAGATGCAGAAAGTATTGTTGTGGTTGGTGTAGATCAGAATGGAATTATCTCGTCCTTTTACACACAAAGTACGTCCCTTAACGCTATCGGCATGATGGAAGTAGCGAAACAACAACTAATTCAAGAAATGGAAGTCTAGCAGCCGCTGGGCTTTTTATTTTGTCCAAGCATTGAAGACTTTAAAAGCTATGGAAGTGCAAGCATTTATCCACGTAAAAAGGTATGGAAGGAGTAACAAATCATGAAAACGAACAAGAAATTTTTTATGCCATTGAATCTACAATTCTTCGCTGAAGACGGTGGAGATGATAACCCGGGAGATCATACAACACCAGAATTCAATGTCGATGAATTGAATGAAGAGCAATTGGCAGTCATCAAAGAAAAATTTGGCTTTAAGGACGACAAGGATGTCGATTCTATTGTCAAAAGTAAAAAGTCACGTTGGCAAAAAGAAGCCGAAGAAGAAAAAAATGAAGCTGCACGTTTGGCAAAGCTATCTGAAGAAGATCGCCAAAAAGCACTCTTGGACAAAGACCGAACGGAGTTTGAAAAAGAAAAAGCAGAATTTCAAAAGCAACAATTGTTTGTAGAAAAAGGCAAGCAATTAACTGCTCAAGGAATTCCGGCAGATTTTGCCCATCGTATTACTGGCGACACTGCTGAAGATATCTTAGAAGATGTGAAAGCTTTTCGTGCTGAATGGGACAAAGCGGTAGAAGCAAAGGTCAATGAACGACTAGCTTCGAAAAGCAAAACAAAAGTTGGTACTGGTGCTGGTCAAATGACCAAAGCAGAAATCATGGCGATCAAAGACACCGCTGAACGCCAACGAATGATCGCTGCAAACAGAGAACTATTTTAGGAGGAAAAACCACATGAAAAATATGTCAAAATCAAACAAAGAGCGTTTATTGAAAATGCAATTGCAGTTTTTTGCTGCTGAAACAAATTTAACAACAATGGATGATTTGGGTGAAATCAAGTCGATTGATTTTGTTAGTCGTTTTGAAGCAGGTATCAAAGACTTGCTTGCTTTGCTAGGTGTTACTCGATTAGAGCCTCTTTCTCAAGATTTGAAGATTCAAATGTATAAATGGACAACTGATGTGAAAAGCGGGAATGTTGCTGAGGGTGAAGATATCCCATTATCTAAAGTCACTCGGACTAAAGGACCTACACATCAAGTGACCTTTGGTAAATGGCGTCGTGCTGTATCTGCTGAAGCAATTGCGCGTCATGGTGCTTCATTGGCAATTGATCAAGCAGACAACAAGTTACTTCGACAAATCCAAGGCGGTATCAAAACACAGTTCACAACCTTCTTGGGAACAGCACCAACCAAAATTAATGGTGTTGGATTACAAAAAGCTTTAGCAAGTTCATGGGGAAAATTAAGTACCTTTGATGAATTTGATGGAGCAGAATTTGTTTCTTTCGTTAACCCTTTGGACGTTTCCGATTACTTGGGAGATACCAAAGTATTGGCAGATGCCTCTAATGTCTTTGGTATGACATTGTTGAAAAACTTTACAGGCGCGTCGAATGTAGTTGTCTTAAACTCAGTGCCACAAGGCAAGATTTATTCTACAGCAGTAGATAATATCGTTTTGGCTTACTTAGACATGAATGCTTCAGATCTTGGTGATATCTTCGTCGATTTCACTGATGAAACTGGATTTATTTCTGCTACTCGCGGCCGTACTTTGCGCAACGCCACTTACGAATCACTATTCATGAATGCTATGGTGTTGTTCCCTGAAATCCCTACAGGCGTTGTTGAAGCAACGATTGACGCACCTACAGTTCCTGATGACGGTGGCGCGGGCGCATAAGAAAGAGGTGGCTATTGATGTTAGAAGATATCAAGCTATTTCTAGGTATTGCTGATGAGCTTCAAGATCCGCTGCTTAACCTTATTATTAAGGATAGTGAGCAACGGATCTTATCTGCATTGAATCAATTTGCTGCCAAAAATGATACTGAAAAACACAAGTCTATTCCAGATGATCTGATCTATATTCATAGAGATGTCGCTATCAAACGTTTTAACAAACGAAACAGTGAAGGGACTACTGCAGATAGCGAAGAAGGTCGTTCCTACTCTTGGGAGCCATCTTATTTAAATGAATATCTGGATATTTTTGATGAGTATACTAAGCCCACAATTCGTGCCGGCAAGGGTATCACGAGGTTTTTTAGTTGAATTACAATGATCGTGTCAAGATGACCTTTGAAAGAAAAGTCCCTGGTTATCTTGGCGATGATGTCATTGAAGAAAAGGAAACAATTGAACCATGCGGCAAAACTGGATTATCAAATAATGAACAAATAGGGATCTTTGGAAAGTACAATCAAAAGGCGTTCAAATTGCATATTCAAGGGATCCACAAAGGTTTTTCTAAAATTGAATACAACGGTTTGGAACGATCTGTTTATCAGACGAAGTGGCACCGAAATTCAACGGTGGTGATTTTGACATGAGTAAAAGCGTGAAAATAAAAGGCATGAAGCAATTTATTCGAAACGTTCAGCGAAAAGCACCTCAGTTGGATAAAGCCATTGATCAGGAAATTAAGTTTTCAAGCTTGCGTGTGGAAAAACGCAGTAAGAAATTGGCGGCTTGGGATACTGGTTGGATGTCAAATAATATCTATGCCAGTGTAGTTGGTTTGATGCAAGCAGAAGTTATCTCGCCAGCTGAATACTCTATCTTTATTGAGATGGGGACTCGATTCATGTTTGCACAGCCATTTCTATTCCCAGCATTAAAGGCAGATTGGCCAATCCTGCAAAAACGGCTTACAAAGCTAGTGAGAGGGTGATTGCATGTACTCTCCTATGACAGAATACCTTAAAGATGTATCTCAAAAGCTATCTACCACTGGAATTTCAGTAGAATTTAAGCTCCCTGATCCTGAAGTCAAAGAGCCTTTTTATGTGATAGGCACACACACTGGGGATGATTTACCTAGCGCTAAATTTGGACCAGCGATCGTTGATACAAGTTTGCAGATCGATTTATTTTATCCGATTAACAGTCGGACAAATTTAGAAGAAGCTATTTTTAAAACGAAAGTAGCGTTAAACAAGCGACTTACTCACCAAGTACTTATCGATAGCTCAGTTGGTCGAGAAGTCTATCATGTAGTTTTCAGAATCAATGATCTAATAATTTAGGAGGAATGAAACATGGCTATTGTAAATAATGGCGTCAAAAAAACCACAGGTAAAGCATTGACTGCTAAGAAAGTCTGGTATTTTATCCAATCAGTTTCCGCAGCAATTGGCTCACCTGCGCTATTGCCTGCTTTTCAAACAGAAGGCGGCGTAACCTATGGCGGAGAAAATATTGATGAACAAACTAAAATGGGGCGTATCATCATCAAATCAACGGATGAGCATTCGATCGATTTGACACAATATTTTGTACCAAAAGACGAAGCAATCAAAGTTGTCAAAGATGCAAAGAAAAACGGCACTTCTGTAAAAGTTTGGCGTGTTGAAATCGATGAGTCTGTTGCAGAAGATGTACCAGATGCGGAATACAAATTGTATCCAGCTGAATTTGGCTATGGTATGCCGGATGATGTTGAAATCACAGATGGTGATGATCTTGTAGAAGCTTCATATACATTAAATATCATTGGTAAGCTGCAAGAGGGGAAATTCCCACTGTCAGACGAAGATATTTCAGCAATCGAAGCACTGTACAATTATCAAAACCCTGGTGAAACCACAGGCGACTACGATGATATCAAAACAACGCCTACACCCTAATCCTCCCGCAGAAGATGCGGGGAATGAAGAAACTGATCCAGAGACTGGGGAGTAATCCTTGGTCTCTATTTTTAAACATAGGAGGACATTGAAATGTCATTTGATATCAAAATTAAAAACAAAGAGCAAAAAATCAAGTTTAATTATGCCTTAAATTTTAAAGCTAATAAAAAATTAGGATCCAAGGACAAAGATGGGAATTCTCAAAATGATGGCGCTGGAGTTTTATTTGTACAAGTTCTTGAAAAAGAAGACGACGCCTTAGTCAATTTGTTGCAAATTGTAGATAAAAATTTCACCGAAAACGATGTTTTAGAAGCTGTTCAAAATTACGTGGATAATCTTGTGGCTGGCGGCGTGAGTGAAGAAGAAGCATATAATCAAATTTTTATTGACTTGAAGGAAGAAATGTTAGCTTCTGGTTTTTTCGTGAGCAAGATCCGCAAGTACAAGGAGAATATCGAAAAAGCCCAACAAGTTCTAGCAACTCGCAAGACGGAAGACGAGAAGCTTCAGTCAGAAGAGCTGAAGAAATTAGCGGAAAGAATCACGAAAGAGATCTCATAGTCAATTGCGCACGATATGGCTTAACAGATATTGATTTGATTATGAATTGTTATCTGTGGGAACTGGAAGCAATTCTGGAAGGTTTGAGTTTGCGTGAATTAGACAAACAGGAACAAAACGCTATTTTTGGATTTAATTTACGCTATATCTTGAATGCTAAAAAACCGCAGATGAAAAAAATCATCAATAAAAAATCAGCAGAAAATCGGATTAAAAAAGCTTTTGATCGTAATACTAAGCAAATGAAAAAACAAAACAAACGTTTAGACCGAGCATTGAAAGCTTTGGAACATTTCAAAAATAGGGGGTGAGATATATGGCAGCAGGAGAAATCACTGGATCTATAAAAGCGCTGATTGGTGCGGATACCGGCGGCTATAAAAAGGCTATGTCTGATGTTGTAAGCAGTACTACATCTGCTATGAGCAAAGTTCAATCTAGCATGACAAACAGCACAAATGGTATTGTTTCAAAGGTTGGTAGCATTATGGGGCAACTTAGTTCAGCCGTTCCTTCAAAGTTAAGTGGTCTCAAAACTAGTATGGTTGAGCCATTTAGCTCAGCTGGTGGTCAAATCCAAAGGGTAATTGCTTCTATTGGAGAAAAAATCCCTCAGCCCATAAGAAAAGGCTTTAGAGAAGTATCGAAAGCTGCAAGTAATACTTCGAGCCTAGTTGCAAAAGGCTTGAATGGAATGGTTAAAACTACTACTACGATTGGTACCAAAGTCGGTAGTGGTTTAACTAGTGCTTTTAACAAAGCAGGAACGAAAGCTGCAACAGCCTTAAGTAATATCGGAAGTAAAACCAATAATGTAACTGATGCCACCGGCGGATTGATCAAAAAGATTGCCGGTATTGGTGCTGCGTATGCAATTGCACAAAAAGGGATTTCATTAATTTCTGGTGCTATATCTGGTCTAGTTGGAGATTTGAATGAAGGGTCAGCCACTTGGAAGACATTTAATGCCAATATGGAAAATATCGGCATGGGCAAGAAAGAAATTGCTGGAGTAAAAAAAGAATTACAAGACTTTGCAACTCAAACGATTTATTCGGCTTCTGAGATGGCAACAACATACAGCCAGTTAGCAGCGGTAGGTATAAAAAATACCGATAAATTGGTGATGGGATTTGGTGGTTTGGCAGCAGCCGCTGAAAATCCAACGCAAGCTATGACAACCCTTAGCCAACAGGCAACCCAAATGGCTGCTAAACCAATGGTTCAATGGCAAGACTTCAAGTTGATGCTGGAACAAACACCTGCTGGTATTGCTGCAGTAGCAAAGGAAATGGGAATGTCAACGTCTGAAATGGTCACTGCTGTTCAAGACGGTACAATCAAGACCCAAGATTTCTTTGATGCTATAACGAAGGTAGGGACCAATGACACATTTAGCAAAATGGCGACTGAGTATAAAACCGTCGGGCAAGCAATGGATGGTTTGCGAGAGACTCTAACAAATAAATTGCAACCGTCATTTGATAAACTTTCCCAAGTTGGGATCGATGCCATTAGTAAGATCACCGATAAAATTGGTGATTTCAATATGGACAAGATTAACAATGCAATTGATAGTGTTATTCCAATCTTAGATCATTTTGTCAATGGCACTAAGATGTCTAGCGAATCTTTGAAAAATATGCAGAGTGTAATCTCTGGGATTCTTCCAATAGCTGGATTATTGGGTGGTGCATTAACTCTAAACAGCGCTTTGCCAGTTCTAAAAACTTTGTCAACAGGATTTATTAATTTTTCCGGTATTTTATCTGGTCCGTTAAGTTCAGCTTTCGGTTTAGTATCCGGAAACGTGAGCGGATTAGTTGGTCTGTTTCCTAAAATTGGAGGAGGACTTTCGTCTGCAGCAACAGTAGGTATGGGGGCTTTGGGTGGAATGACATCCGCAATGGCCACGATCATGCAAGTTGCTTTAGCTGCAGTAGGACCAGCTGCAATATTAGGTTTAGTCGTTGCCGGCTTAGGTTTGGTGAACAATCAATTTGGCACACAGATTGATGAACTATTGAATATGGTCACCACAAAAGGACCAGAAGTTATCACTAATTTTGTCAAAGGGATAACTTCGCAATTACCGCAATTGATCACCAGTGGTACTCAGTTGATCAGCAAATTAGCAAATACGATTGCAACAATGTTGCCAGTAATTGTTCAAGCAGGTGTCGATGTCATTGGTTCGTTAGTTGGCGGTGTGGCTCAAAACCTACCATCATTAATTAGTTCGGCTCTGACGATCATTACAACGATATTGACATCATTAGCAAGCGCCTTGCCGCAGTTGATCTTAATGGGTATGGACTTGTTGTTGAGTCTGGTCAATGGGATTGTGGAAAATATTCCGCAAATCGTTAGTTCAGTACAACAGATTCTACAAGCATTTGTCGGAAATATTGTTTCAAACTTGCCACAGATTATTCAAACAGGTATTCAAATCCTGCTGAATTTAATCAATGGATTAACAGAAATGTTGCCACAGTTATTGCCAGTCGCATTAAATGCTATTTTGACCTTGATCAACGGTTTGATGGCCAATATACCTCAATTGCTTAACGGTGCAGTTCAAATTGTCCAAGCGTTATGTAACTTTATTGTGCAAAATCTGCCGATGATCTTACAGGCTGCAGTTCAGATTATCCAAGCTTTAGTTAGCGGTATAGTACAAAATCTACCTAATATCATTTCAAGTGGTATTCAAATTATCATGTCATTGGTAGCAACTATCATTCAAATGTTGCCTAGTATTTTAGCTGCTGGTTGGGATATTGTTAAATCTCTTGCTAGCGGTGTTTTAGAAGCTATTCCCGGAGTATTAAAAGGTGCTTGGGATGGAATCAAGAATGGATTTGGTAATTTGTGGGATACAATCACCGGCAAATCAAAATCCAAAGGCGATGAAATGAATTCTGATACACAGTCAGCTACTCAATCAGTCGCAAGCAGTTTTAGTACAGCGAACTCTAGTGTTAGTAAATCAATGTCTAGCATGCAAAACTCAGTATCAGATTTAAGCAGCATTGCTTCGGTGGATGCAACAAAAGCCGCTAAGAATGCAAAATCCAATACTACTAGTGACTATTCAGCGATGGCTAGTGATGTAACAAGCTCTTTAGGTAGCCTACAATCTAGCGTTACTAGCAACATGAATACAGCAACACAGAACGCTACAAGTGCTGCGAATACGATGCAAAACAATGTAAACAATAGCACTTCTGGAATTAATCAGAATTCTACCAAAGAAATTACCGCGATGACACGCAATGTTGGACAATCTATGAAGAACATGGAGCAGACAACAACAAGCTCGATGCAAAAAGTTGCCAGCACTGTAAATCAAGGTTTTTCAAACGTAAGTAAAGCAAGTACTCAATCTATGAGCCAAGCAACAAGATCCATAAGCAATAGCACCTCTCAAATGGTATCTGCTTTTAGTAGTGGTATGTCTCGAATGGTATCTGTTGCAACTAGCACTTCTTCAAGAGTTATCTCTGCTTTTTCAAGCCTTCGTTATCAAATGAATAGCATAGGTTACTACGCAGGCTCTGGACTTGCTAGTGGCCTTTCAAGTTCGTCGGGATATATTTATAGTGTAGCAAACAGTATCGCTGCTAATGTACGCAGAACGCTTCAAAGAGCGCTTGATATTCATTCACCTTCAAGAGTTACTACTTGGATGGGAGAAATGTTAGGTAAAGGGCTTGGATTAGGTATGAAATCGATGTTTGGATTCGTGGCCAAGCAGGCTAATGAATTCGGTTCTATAATCAAAGCGCAGCAGTATCAAGCAGAAGCAGTTATGGTTGGTGATACTACTTTCACTAATAAAAATATCAGTACTCTGACTGATGAAATGGATCGAGATATCGCAGAATCAGAACTAAAAAAGGATGAAATCTATGTCCACAATGAAATTGTTGGAGATAAGATTTACACGACAGTTAAACGTAAAGAAGCAAGAGAAAAAAATAAAGACAAGTATTTCCAGTAAGGAGGAGATATGAATGGATGTTTTGATTACAAAAGACGGAGTGGAAATGACACTTTCTTCTCTGGGTATACTTGTAACAGATTTTCAAGATAGTTCGCCAAGTGTTACAGCAAACAAAAGAGAAGTCGCTAACAGAAGCGGTTATATCTTTTCGAGTGCTGTGCATAAAGCGAAAAGAATTACCATTTCGGGATTGTTTTTAGCTGCCAATGCTTTTGAATTGGAAGAAAAAAAAGATGACTTAAACGGGCTTATCAGTAACGATAGGCCTTTTTATATTACAAAACTGCTGCCTACAATGGAAAATCTTTACGAATATCAAAACCCTGGGGAACGAATGGATATTGATTTACTGAATATCCCTCATCAAGCCTATAAATATCGTTACAAAGTAATTAGTGAATATGAAATCAACTATACATTCATAGGCAAAACAGATGCAGGAATGCTTAATCGCTTTTCTGTCGATTTATCAACCGCTGAATTACCGTTTGGAGAAACGGTGCCTATAACACTAGCGGTAGTAGATTCCATTGATTATAAAGGCACAGCTAAATGCAGCCAACTTGAATGGCCTTGGGTTTTGAGACTGACCTCAAGTGCAGTGCAAAGTGATGATATATCCATAAAGATAGGTGATAGAACCTTTGTCTATCACACCGTTACACCTGTATCAATCGGGGATGTCTTGGAGTTAAAAGGTGTAGAAACAACGCTGAATGATTTGAATGTTAACAATAGAACAAATTATGAGCATTTTATTTTAATGCCATCAGCTACTAAAAAGATTGCTTTAACAACAAATTTTGAAGGAACAATTCAACTACTCAATTTTGTTGAACTCTACAAATAGGGGGTGATTGAGTGATTAATTTTATTGACGAAACAGGCAAACAACATTCTGCGATTGTTGAATGTAAAAAGACCAAGGGCGTGAACGGAGAGAAATCTTTGAGTGGAACGATCCACACAAACAATGAAATCTTGGAAGGAATCGGCCGCGGTTGGCGCCTGCAATTTGAAGGCGAGAATTATTGTCTAACTTATGTAAATCCTATTGATGAAGGAACTCGTAGTGTTGTCGAATTTGACGCAGTCCATGAGTTCTTTTTTGATATGCAAAAATCAGTGATCTATTCTGAAATGAATGGGTCTAACACAGCAAGTGCCTACCTTCGGTTTATATTTGATGGTAGCGGATATGAATACCGCTTAGAAGTTACGATACCTGCTTTTGAAAAAGAAAACTTTGGTATGAAGAATCGATTGGGTTTATTTAAAGACTTCATATCTTCCACAGGAGCTGAGTTTTCGGTTAACGGTAAAATTGTCCGTATACTAGAAAAAGTCGGCTCTAACCTTTCAACAATTGTAAAAAAAGGATTCAATTTGAATGAATTGCGGATCGAGAAAGATTCTGGATCCTTCATTACTTATTTGAAAGGATACGGTGCATTTGTTGATCCGGAAGACGAATCCCAAGGAAGGTTGATTGTCGAGTACCTTAGTCCATTGGCAGAGGTGTATGGAAAGCTTGAAGGCGATCCTATCATTGATGAACGCTATACTGTGGCCAACAGCTTTATTGCTCGTTTAAAAAATGATGTAGAAAATTCTTACGGTATATCAGTTGATATAGACATGGAGGATTTAACACAAGCTGGTTATGAGTATGATCAACCACATGAGGGCGATTATATTATGGCCATCAATAAAGATCTTGGGTTTGAACAGAAAATCAGAATCATGTCTTATACCACGAGCTATGATACTGAAGGTAATATTATTGATCATGACGTATCATGCGGATCTGACAACATTATCCAAAAGAAAATCAATGAAGATGATGAATTTCGTAAAGAGGTTCAAGCTGGCCTAGAAAATGCTGTAAGTACCGCAAATCAAGCATGGGTATCGGCAGATGATAAAAATAAGATTTTCCAAGGTCCGGATAGACCAACAGCAACAAACAAAGGGGATATCTGGTATCAAATAGACGGCGAAGAAACTATCATGAACTATTGGGATGGTTACGATTGGGTTCCGTTTATCAATCCCAACGCCATTGATAGAGAAATGGAAGTAGTCAAAGAAACCGCCGCGAATGCACAAGAAAAAGCAAATGAAGCAAAAGCTATAGGTGGTATCGCACAAGAAAAAGCAGACGAAGCGAAAGTAGTGGGCCAACAGGCAAAGGAGTTGTCTGAAGAGTCTAAAGTTAACGCCGATAATGCATTAACAGCTTCTGCTGATGCGGTAGCTAAAGCTACAGCTGCGGCAAATAAAGCAAATAGCAGCGAGGCTATTGCCGAAGAAGCGAAAGAAAAAGCAGAAGATGCGCTTAATAGCAATGAGGCTATTGTTGTCAAAATAGACGATATAAATGGAAGCATTGACATAATTTCTCAAAAGACAGAAGACCAGGGTGTTATTATCCACACTTTGGAAAGCAACTATGAAGAGTTTTCCAACACGATTGCTAAAGTCGAGATAGACTTAGAAAATAAAGCAACAGTCACTAAATTTAGTGATTTAACACAAACGGTCGACAGTTTGCAAGGTACGGTTGCCAACAAAGCTGAACAAACACAAGTCACGCAACTAGCGGGTCAAATAACAAGTTTAGCAGAAAATGTAGAAGGCCAAAGCTCTCAAATTACACAACTTGCCAGCCAATTGAATTTTAGAATCACTAATTCGGATGGCAGTGTGACTCAAATAGACTTAGCCAATAAGACAATTACATTATCTGGAGAACAAATAAACATTACTGGCAATACATTTATTGATAACAGTGTAATCAAAACTGCGAACATAGCTGATTTAGCGGTTACTAACGCTAAAATAGCTAGTTTATCTGCAGATAAATTGACAGCAGGCGAGATTGACGCAAACATAATTACTGTTAAAAATATAAATGCATCTTATATCGTTACTGGCATAATCGACGCAAGCAAAGTTACAGTCGAAAATTTGTCTGCAAATAGTATTACGACAGGCACGATATCAGCGAACAGAATAAGCGGCGGCACGATCGATGGGAATGAGATTAATGTAATCAATCTGAACGCAAGCAACATTACCACTGGTACGATAAGCGGTGAGAATCTCACAATCAATTTAGCTACTGGTGAAGTCATTTTCAACAAAGGAATCATTAAAAACTTAGATGACACTTTCCAAATGAACATTACTACTGGTGTTACCTCGTCTAGAGGTGAATATGTATCGCCGAACGGAACAGGAAACACCTTGGCTGCCGGCTATAATTTGATGAATGGTAAGATCGAATTCTACGCAGGAACATTCGGAGAAACAAGTGTTCCTTATGGAGGATTAGATACGGAGACACATTCTGGTCAATATTATAGTGGGTCTAGTTGGCAACGTGGCGAATGGTCCGGAAGCCGACCGGCTATTGCGTTGAAAATGGCAAGTGCAGAACCTACAATCTGGCAATCTCGATCACGTGCAGTTGTTTTATCTTCAAGCGATTACCTAGAACCAGCGCAAACATACATTACAGGAAACACCTATACTGACGGCTATGCTACAGGATCAAATCCTGGGCAACAAGTCATGGTTGGTGCTGGAATGGGTGTAAACCAAACGATGACAGAAGCCGTAGATGAATCTGGCGGAATGCCTTCAAGAGCATGGATGTTTGGTAGGCATGGCGTGACTATTGCAAGTGGATACTCTTATGAATCTATGATTAATGGCGGCTATAAAATCATTCCATCCTTATCGTTAGGCACCACACGTGTCTATTCCGGTGCCGGTGACAGTGTAAAACGGTTAGCAGCAACCGCAACATTGCAAGCTGGGTATGAAGTAGTTGTAAGGGGGAGAAACGTTTCTGTCATGGTCGGATCAACAGGAGATTTCTTTATAAAAGCTATTACAACAGCCTCTGGCACAGCCAATTTAACAATTGATAATAATGGAACTGTACGTCGTGTTTCATCTGCTAGACGTTACAAATCAAACATCGAATACTTGGATGGAATTTCTTATAAAGCTCAAAAATTATTTGAAATTACACCAGCTTCATGGATTGATAAAGAACATATGAAACGTGAAGGGTCCAATCAAAAGTATTACGGCTTTATTGCCGATGATTTTGACGCATTAGGACTGAACGAAGTTGTGGTCTACGGTGATGATGGACGAGTCGAATCGCTAGCTTATGATCGTTTATCGATTTATATGATCCCATTGATCCAATCTCTAAAAAACGAAGTCGATCAATTAAAAAACAAAGTAAGAGAGTTAGAAGCTGCATAGCTTTTAGCTCTTATTTTATGGAGGAATTAAAATGAAAATCACATTGAAGAACAACGAGTTAGCACCAGCAATCAATTTCCTAGAAGGTATGACACTCAAGGCAAATAAGGATAGCCGTCATCGTACAAAATTAGTTAAACGGATTCGAGAAGCGTTCAAAGAATTATCAGATGAAGAAAAGTCACTCATGGAAAAGTTCAGTTTGTTGGATGAAAATGGGCAACTAAAAGATGGCGATGATCAAGATGCAAAAGATGTAGCTGGATTCAATAAGGAACAAGCGATCCTCATGGAGGAAGAAGTTGTTATTGAAGGTGGCATGTATGCCCGAAATTTTGACGAGATTCCTCGAATCTTGGAAGACTATGATGGCATGCTATCAGGAAAAGATGCCGAAGTATATGATCGATTACTTGATGAATTCGAAAAAGAGGATGCTGAATAGTAGCATTGGAGGATAAACGATGATTGAATTACATTTAGATAAAAGGGTTGCTATATCGCCAACGCCAATCACATTGCGTGTTGGCGATCAATCTATTCAACACGAGGAATTCGTTTTATATCAGAATGGTGATTATTACGCTATACCAGAAAATGCAAAAGTCATGTTCGAGGGAAATCTATACAACGGACAATTAACCAGCGGAGAATGCGAAATTTTGGACCGTTCAAAAGGCAAAGTAAAATACACTTTTTCTTCTGGTAACGCCTCAGTTGAAGGGGCATATAAACGTGCGTATTTACGTGTGTATAAGTCTGATATCGAGCTGGTATCAAGTGAAAATATTCGAATTATCGTGCTGGAAAATGCTGATTTGGACAACGGAACTGCAGAAGCTTATGAAAACAGACTAGAAAAGAAATTGGATGAATTTGACGATAAATTATTGGAGGTGGATTCCGCAGTCACAACAGCCAAGACAGATATAGCTGCTAAAGTAGAAGATGTCTCAATTGTTGGCGAATCTGCAAAGACCAATATAACTAAAAGGGCAACCGAAACACAAGCCATAGCCCAGACAGAACAAGCTAAAATCCAAGCAGAGTTGCCTAAAATACAGACTCAGTTAAGCACGATGAATGCCGAAATTACTGAAACTAAAGCTAAAGTTAATGAGTTGAAGGACGGGGTTAAGCTGTCCGAGGCTTGGTCGTGGAGCGCTGATGGGGCGGATAGGTTTACGCCTGTTTATCCACGGGAGAACTTGCAAACTGGCTCAAATACAGAGTTTATTTTAGAAAACGAAGCTGGTGATGGATCACAAAAAGCCCTCCCTTTTAGTATCTTATCAGATGATATCATTGGCAAAAAAGTTATTCTATCAGTTGAGGTTGAAGGTAGAAACATGACTAATCGCACAGGGACTTCTCGTATTGGTTATGAATTATTCACTCCGCTTACTGATGGAAAATACGTGTGGCTTGCCGTGTGGGAAATTGTAAACAACATATCCACTCTAAGTACTAAGAGAGTAGAGTTAGCTATTGACGTACCTACTAATTTGACACCTAATAGATTGTTGAACGGGAAATTATATATTCAGGTGAATGGTGAGTATATCAGAGTTGCTTACCCTAAATTTGAGATAGTCAATGACGATAATACTGATGCAACCATCTACACCCCAGCTCCATCAGAAGACCCAATCAACGCCTATCCGCAATACCGAGGTCTAGCCTTACTTCCAAGTGACAATCCTGCAGATTACGTTTGGGAAGAATCAGCGGAACGGATCAAACAACTAGCACAGCAAGAAACAGACAAACTAAAAGGCGAAGTAGCTGACATCCAAAACTGGATAGCACAACAAGGAGGAATAGCATAATGAAAAAGACTATTTGGTCAATAGATTTAAAAAATATCGGTACCACAAAAGAAGTTGACGAAAGCTACGTGATCAACTCACTTTTTGAAACGGAAGTACCTATGCCGACGGGGATGTTGATCCCCGCGTGGGACAACAAAACTAACAGCTGGTACGACGCAGGTGTTAACGTGGACGGACAACTGAAACCCGTCATGACGATGGTGTCGCAATTGATTAAGCAAAATGCTTCACTCGTTCAACGAATTGCTGCATTAGAGGAGTTTCATAAGCAAGACACGCCAGAAACTCCAAATATTGAAGGGAGTGCTGAGTAATGTTTCCATCAAAATCTGACATTCAATTTTTCTATGACTTTGGATTATACGATGTATCGGACATTGATTTCTTTTTCAACCTCGGCTATTTGACGGAGGCGGAGCGAAGAGAAATTGTTGGTGAAGAAGAGGTAATTGAAGAAGAAACTGTTGGTGAAGAATAATTTTGTAGGAGTAATCGGCAGAGGTCGGTTGCTTTTATTTTAGGAAAGTAGGTGGCATATGTTTAGTTGGAGGAAATTAGAATGAAAGAGTTTATAGAACTTAATAGTTTTTGGGCAGCTTTATTTGGGAGTGGTTTATTGGCTACCCTTTGGCGAGTAGGAACATGGGTCACCAAACTAGTTAAAGCTAAAAGAGCTGAGAATGATCTTAGGGAACAAACAATCACAGCCTTAGAAAAAGCGAATACGGAACAAGATAAACGCCTTAAAAATGTAGAGGATTATCAGGCGATGGCTGAGGTCAGAAGCCAGAAAATCGTCAAAGCTGAGAAGGCTTCACTGCACAATCAAATATGGAACAAAGCAGATGAATATATCAAACGAGGCTACATTACAGTAGGTGAACTGAACAACTTTGATTATCTATTTGAAGCCTATAAGAATCTAGGTGGAAATGGAACTGGTGATACATTGCGTGCCAAGGTATCTAATTTAAGTGTACGTGATGAAGGGATTTTACAACAAAAAGAAATCGATGAACATTAGGAGGAAATATCATGAAAATGACAAATGAGCAATACGATTTCGCGAAAAAAGTAATTACGAAATGGTCTCCAGCTCTGGGTGTTTTAATTGCTGGAATTGCAACTCTATACAACCTTGATGCAACGAAAATCGTTGGGGTTCTCTCTCTGGTAACTGCCTTTGCAGGTGTGGTGCTAGGTGTATCAAGCAATAATTACAATTCAACTGATTATGGCGATGGTCAAGAGTTCACAGAAAAGAAGGAGTAGCCTGGCGGCTGCTCTTTTTAATTTGAAAGGATGATATGAAATGACTGTATCAGCAAATACGGTTTTAACCGAAGCAAGAAAATATCTCGGTACTGTAATGGGAACTACTTCCCATAAAAATATCGTCGATAAGTACAATGCAACAAAGCCGCTTCCAGTCGGCTATCAAGTGAAATACACCGATGACTGGTGTGATACGTTTGTCAGCTTTATCGGAATTAAAACGGGCGCAACTGATTTAATTGGGCGTGAATGTGGGGTACAGCGCCATATTGACATCTTTAAATCTAAAGGGATTTGGATTGAAGATGGAAAGATTACTCCCAAAGCAGGAGACATTGTCTGCTTTAATTGGGATGATTCCACACAACCTAACGATGGATGGGCGGATCATATTGGATTCGTTGAATCTGTTTCTAATGGCGTGATCACCACTATTGAAGGCAATTACGGGCGCCAAGTAAAACGGCGTACGATGCCAGTAGGATGGGGTTATATTCGAGGGTATGCTCGTCCAGCTTATGGTACTTCGGCATCAGCAGGTGGCACAGCAGGACAAAAAACGATCGAAACAATCGCAAAAGAAGTGATCAATGGTGCTTGGGGGAATGGTGACGACCGCAAGAAGAAATTAGCAGCCGCAGGTTACTCTTATGATGCAGTTCAAAAAAAAGTTACCGAATTATTAAAAGGATCTTCAAGCAGTCAAGCATCGACCAATCCATTTGCCAATATAGTGATCGATTCTAATTGGGATGGCGAGTTGAATGGTTATCTGCAACGATACTATGGCACAACCGTGGATAAAGTGATCTCTGGCCAAATCAAAGGCGATTGGAATGCGGGAATGACTGGTATTCAGTTTGGAACTGGTGGCAGTGATTTAGTCGCGGCAATCCAAAAAGATTTAGGACTGAAGGTTGATCGCAATATGGGACCAGGTACCATTGGTTCTATGCAAGCTAAAGCTGGCACTTCTATTGATCGAAAAATTACACGACCATCGGCACTTGCTAAACAGATTAAGACGAACTTAAAAACTAAAGGAAAACCGTGGTAAATAAATAGCCCGCTTATGCGGGCTTCTACATATTATTTTTTTAGCATAGGATTATCGATCACTTTTCGCTCTTCTGTACTTTGTCTAGTCCAAGTGTCGTACATTAAGAAACAATAGGTAGCCAACAATACTCCCCAGATTATTAAAACCAACCAACCATCTGTTAAATGAAATAGCCATGTAGCTATCACAAATAGCAAAATAAAGATGAAAGAGTATTGAATTGTTTCTTTTATTCGTTCTTCTTTTGTTGTAGGATGAGCACCGGTAACAACAGATATTTTGCTTTTCATTATATTTCGCTGCCTCCTTCTAATGTTATTGTAACAAATTACTTAGTAAAATGTGAAAGTTTTTTTAGACGTACTAACCAATATCATCCCAGTGGAAGTCCTCAAGCCTCGGAGGCAGATCTGCTGTTTACACGCCGCTTGATCAAATGTGGGGACTTGATGGGGATCGAACTACTAGATCATTTGATTATTGGCGACAATGCCTATGTTAGTTTGCGAGAAGAAGGCCTCTGGCAACAAGAAAATTGCTGACACAACGGCTAATTTGCGAACATTATTAAAAATAAAGGTGAATTGTCTAATCGTCTGTCTTGCAAAAAAATACGGGCAAGTGTAAAATATTATTGTAATTTTGTTTGCTGAATAGATGTTGAAACGCACGTTAGGCCTCTATCGCACAAAGGCAATGTTACACATAATTAAGTGCTTATGCACGAGGAGGTTTTTTTATAATGGAACAAGGTACAGTAAAATGGTTCAATGCTGAAAAAGGGTTTGGTTTTATCTCTCGCGAAGACGGTACAGACGTATTTGTACATTTTTCAGCGATCCAAGGTGAAGGATTCAAAACTTTAGAAGAAGGTCAAGCAGTTACTTTCGACGTGGAAGATTCTGATCGTGGACCTCAAGCAGTTAACGTAAACAAAGCGTAAGCTTTTAAACAAACTGCCAGTAAGAACACTTTGAAATCAAAAACCCAAAAGACCATCTAATTGATGGTCTTTTTTTTGCTTTTGGCAACGGAAAGGAAAAAGGGGAGTTCTCAGTAACCTGAGAACTCCCCTTGCATGTAAGACTATAAATCATCCGGCGTCATGATCATTGAAAGGATCATTGGATGACGTTCGGTTTTTTCAAATAGGAATGGCTGTAACGCCGATGACATCGCTTCTCTTAATTTGTGCTCTGTTGGGTCTGGTTGGTTCAAGACTTCCCGCAACGCACGGAAGAGGATCTGCTGTGCTTCGTTGATCATCTCGCCGGATTCTCGCATGTAAACA